AAGGTGGCAGTTAGCAAAACTGCTGGGGAAACTACTCTAGATGTCGGGTAGTTCCGTTGGTTCGGGAAGTGTAATCGATAGCAAAGCCCGCGCGGCGTCGATTACGTTGGGCATGTAATCGGCTGGAAACGTCGGAGCGGTGATCCCGACGTTTTGCAGCTTGACCATAGCGTTTATTTGCGATAGAATCTGGTTGTTGGCGAACGTTAACAACGCTAGATTCATCTTGCGAACATGTTGGTTGTATGCTGCAATCGCTTCTCGCTGGTTTTGGTTTAGTGGTTCTGTCATGTTGTAATTGTGTTCGTTCATCTATCTGATGAAGGTCCGTACCAACCAGATCACCATCAACAACGGCTTGTTGTGTGTGTTTGTAGATTGTGTCAAAAACTACTGGAAATTGGTCAAGACCGGATACTTCAGATATCAATTTGTCCTTGACGGACAACTCATGAACTGTAACCCCTAAAACTTTTGCGGTGGCTTCAGCAATGGCCAAACGATCTCTTTGTGGCCATGCGTTGCTACAACGGTATTGTTCTTCACCCGTAGCATTCTTGAACTTAAGTCCTGTGATCTTAATCACTTGTTTAGCCCAGCTACCAACAATGGGAGTCAGGTTGTCTGTTGTTAGATAACCATGTGCTTTGTTGGCAGCAGCTTGTTCACGCGAAACCTGTTTGTTAGTGGAAGCATGTAACTTTGAGATCGTACGCATTGGATCAGCGAACGAATCCCAAGTCGTAGTTGGATCTACAAAATAGCGTCCCAAAAACAAAACAGGTTCACCCCGTGCTCGGAGTAGAGACTTATATCTCATCCCCAATTCAGTAGCGACTTGTTCAATGAACTGGTGAAAATTACCGCTGTGATTATTATTGACACTATCATCACCAAAGATAGCGCCAATCCTATCCCACGCTTCCTGTGCGGTGAATCCCATGTTGCGCAGTGCACAATAAACATTAAAAGCATTATTGATGGTGTTGGCCTGTGTTGTGATACAACTACCACTACGTATAGTCATTTCTGGTTTGTATGAAACGCCAGAATTAGTGGTAGCCTGGTTCTTGTAGATGTCATTGTATAACTTGATGAAACCATTTCGGTATTCTTTAGCGAAATACAACATGTATGCCGGACGTAGCAACAGATTAGAAAAATCCGCACTCTGTGTGCCGTCCATGCAAGTATAATCGCCTTCCTCAATATCTTGCGTGGAATCCATATTCATGACATCTGCCAACCGCTGGGTTATTTCTTTTGGTGTTTTCCCAGGGCAATACCAGGTGTGTGTCTTAAGCACATTGGCCATGACCAGACTGTATGCTGATGATTGTATAGTGACCTCGGGTGTCATCGTGGAGATGTTCCTCGGGGCCTTAGCAGAAGCATACGTTTCAGTCTTAATAAATGCTTTGATTTTGTTGTCGCACTCAACGGACATAGTGGGGGCCACTCTGTCGAAACGATTCCGTTGAGCTTGCTTATCTTGAGCAACACGTACTTCACCCACTGACAGTGGGACTCCCGTTCCAACCAGGCGCTTCGGAATCAGCTTCTGGACGAACTCGTCTGCATAATTGCGGTACTTGAGGGGAAATTTCTTATTGTTTCGGACTTTTGTCAACCTTCCCTCAATACAAGCCAAGTCTGCATTGTAACCCTTCGCAGCAAACAAGGCAGGTTGTGACACCAATGGAGTTGTCACAATTTGACCAGGGGCCTTCGTATCCTCGGTGCTCAAACCACCACGTATTGGTGTGGCTGCATAATACACAGGGAAGCTACCGGTCTTAACAACATTTGGTCGTATGATTACATCATGAGTGATGCAATTAAATAAGATCGGAGCGTCCTTGATGTGTTCATTGTGTTTGGCTTCTTTGAGCATACGCTCAACATCCGAGACGAAAGGTGCACTGTCTTTAAACCGCAACCTGGTTTGAATGGCTTCGAATAGCTTGCCCGATAGTGTTACGGAGTAATTGGAACCGTCAAATCCTATGGACAGTCGGTCATCAATTGGCTCCCAAAGATACAACAACTTACCTGACTTAACAACCTTGCGGCGCAAAGTGGTACTGTTGATATCAAGCGACAAGCACGGCCAGTAAGGACTAGTCACACGAGAACGTGGTAAAAGCCAAACTAAGCGGTGTTGCTCATCACCATTGATGCGACGTTGTTCAACATCAAACACTAGCAAACTACCGTAGTCATCAACCACGGTGATCGTATCCCCTTTATAGTTCCATAATTCGTGCTGGTAGTTACCTCCACCAGAAAGGTTGTAATTAACGGAGTTTCCAACGAAATTGTAGTTGTATTCGCTACCGTTATAATTCAACACTTCCGGAACAAGCGTGTACATGCAAATCGGTTTGAATAACATCAACCAGCGATTCATATCTGCATAATAATCAACGTCAACGAAGATCAATGCTGAATTATCAACCACTGGTTGGTCACGATAAGGCATGGCAAAATCCTTGGCGCAATAAAAATAGCGGTTACCATCGCCGGCATCACGTTTAGCGGATGAAACGCTATACGGAGAATAGCCGGCTCTTTTAACTGCATCTATTAAATACGCCCCGGATGATGATCGGAATTGTGCGCTGTTCGGGTGAGAGTGTATACTGCTACACGGAAAGATGTCAATGGTGTCACCAGACGGAACAAATAAAGGTCTAAGATCAGGCAGGCGTTCCACACATTCTTCAATCACTTGAGAATAATATTGAACGCTGGGCTGGAAGCGCCCTCCCAATGTCATGATCTTAAAAGTGACATTCGCTAAGAACATTTTACAATGGCAGTACTTAATGCGCAACCACCGACTGCGCTCGTAACGAACGGTTGGTATAAACTCGTAACGTTGCGTAGCAACAGTGGTTATTGCGGTAAAGTAGTACCATCTTACCAAAACCGTGAAGAAAACAACGGTTAGGCTAACTGTTATGCAATTGATTGGCTCGGCAATCATGGCATCACAAAAGGCAAAAGCGAAAAGGCACATATCTTCAAGTAGAGACATGACGGAAGGGGATCGG